TTTTGATCGTGAACTCTTGCATTACCAGGGCACTCCAGTTGCACTCACCGGGTTCTTCTGCGCTTCGATCTGTGCAGCGACAGCAGCCTCAGTTGCGTCTTTGTCTACGCCAGAAGCCCAGATCCAGCCCAGCACTTCTTCTTGCGTCAGGTCAGCATAGGGAATCACCGGCTGACCATCGGGCCATGAGCAGGTGGAGTAGACGCGACTAGAATAGTCACCGTCTTGTGCGGAGCAAGACCAATGGGCTGTGGTTACAAATCCGTCAGAGGTGCGGCGGTCAAGCTGGGAGATTGTCCAAGTGGTGGTCATGATTTAGTCCTCGATAAACTCGTGAACAGCGTCAAGACCGAAATGGTCGTTGACAAACTTAAGCAGACGCTCAACATCAATCTTCAGCACTTTGCCGGTTGGTGTGTGCTTGGAATGGAAAATCCATTCGTTCGTTGCTGTGTCGTGCGGTGACAGCAGGGTTGCGTTTCCTGCTGCGTCCATTACCCGCGCTTCGCCTGCTGTTGAATAGAACGACACCCCGTTTGCAAGAGTACCGACAGGCGCAGTGCCGTCAAAGATGTCTAGGCGATTTGTGCCAGCGGTTGTTGCGCGAGCAGCAGTGCCGCCTACTTGGACGCTACCACCAGACGATGTTTGAAAATCCCCCCCGCTGGTGATACGGGCGCGTTCGGTGGACGATTGAAGGAAGCGCAGCGAGTCATTAGCACCTCGCACAATCCATTCTTCGTTACCGCTTGACAAAAGTGACAGGCTTGCAGTACGGGCAGTGTTTGACCCAGTACCGCCGCCGCGAACTCGGATTGCCCCCGCGACATCCGCATAAGCGGTCAACTGGAAGCCGCTGTCCGGCGAACTCGTCCCAATACCCAAATTCCCACTCGCATCCAGCGTCATGGCTTGGGTGAACGTAATAGCGTTACCTGCGGTGCCGGAGGGGGCGTTGAACCAAGCGTGAGCGCCTTGCCACTGTCGATACTGCGTAGCGTTGTCAGTTACGATGTATTTGAAATTCCCAAGGGAGTCGTAAAAACTGTTGGAGCCAACATACGCCTGATTGTTGTTAAGACCCCAGAAAGTGGCGGCAGTGCTGATTTGCATTGCTTTGGTTGCACTATTCCAAGCACTCGGCGTCACCCCCAAGCCGAGGTTGCCGGAGGAGTCGATGGTGGCTTTAACCGCAGAGTTTGTCCAAAACTGAAGCGCATGGTTAGTCAGTGTGCCAATAACACCAGCAGAATCAACAGAACGCGCTTGGATAAAAATGTTGACTGTCCCGTCTTTGATCTGCGCGTATGTTCCACTTCCTCCTTGAACAACCAATTTACTATCAGGCGAACTCGTCCCAATCCCCAGACCTGTGGAGGTCAGGCGCATTTGTTCGGTTGAACCAAAAGCCCAATACAGTGAACCAGACAAATAGCCAAAGCGCCCAGACGAATTGACTGTATCCCCCATGCGAATTTCAACATCACGCCCAGATGCTTGTGACTCAAGGTTTAGCGCTACGTTTGAGCCGACTGTGGTTCCAGTCAGGGGGGTAGAAATATCAACCAAATATCCGGCACTTGAAATGCCTACGCCGAGCCCTGTTCCGTTGTACGTCAGCGCACTCCCCGTAGTCAGGACTTTGGAGCCGTTGAGGTACGGCACACCATTAGCAGTGCCAGCCGACAGCGTGAGCGCAGCTGAGAACGCAATGTCCCGAGGGACGACATAGGTGTCGCCAGACTGTGCCGCTTGGATCTGCGGGACTGCTGTGTTCAGTAACAAAATTTCATATGCGGCCATGATTTACCTCAAATCGGGTTGTACGACGTGCCGTCGCTAGTCAGCACCGTCTCAACAACATAAAAGTTGGTTCCTGCGCTGTTCCGCACCTCCTCATCGACTGTGTAAGGTACAGCCGTGCTGGTGAGAACAACCCACGGAGGTCCAGGGTTCGGGCCTGCAAAGTCAGTCGCAAGCGTAATGACCGTTCCCAGCCCCAGCCCGAGGCCGTTGCGGACAGGTATGCCGAAGCTCATTGGATATTGATTGGTTTAGCGTACACGGTGCCGCCGCTTGCAATTTGAATAGCACTGACGCGCCACGGCGCGCCAGTACCTTGCGGCACAACAAATGGAATCGGGGTGTTTGCAGGGATTGGCGTTGAATTGGACGTAGCGGTCACGCCCTCACCTACCGCTACATAAGCGGCAGTCGTACACCAAATTACCACGCCCTGCGGGCCGGCAGGCCACGCACTCGTGCTGCCCGCAGTGCCTGTGTAAGCTGCTGACGCGGCTGCAAAATTAGAGTCAGCAAGAGGATTTAGCAATTCCATAGTAATGTCCTTACGCGAGGAATTTGAGCTTGTAGAGCGTGGAATAGTACAACGCCAGAATCTCATCGATGATGTTCTGAAGCGGCGTACAGTCCTTGTCAACGACCTTATACCGCATCTCTTCGATGTCCTTGACCTGCCCTTCCAAGAAATCCACGATGTTGCCGGTTCGTTTGGCTGATTGCAGCGCAATGGCGCCGATCAGACCGTACTTGCCTTGGTAAGATTCTGCGAACTTGTCCGCGAGGTCGATGATGCCGTCGTAGAACTCGTTCAACGCAACGTGCTTGGCGTATGACCGCGTCGCCAGATGCGTCGAATGCGCGACATCGCGAGCAAGGAACAGTTGGCCGATAAACACTTCGCACGTCATTGCGGCATCCCCATGTCAAGCGGCAGTTGCTCCATCGGAGGCTGCATTTCAGGCATCTGCGGCATTGGAACCGACTGCTCCATGACATCACGCAGCGTAATCACCACGATCTCCTGCACCTGCTCGGGCGTCATGCCCGCTTGGACAGCTTGAATCCGCTTGGTTTCGGCATTGTACTCTTCAATCCGCAGTTTCTGCGCTTCCATCGACTCGCTGACAGTCTTCAGCATCCCGTGCAGTTGGTCAAGCTCTTGACCCATCGCTTGGATCTGCTGGTTGGCCATCTGCAATGCCGGATCGTCTTCGTCTTGCAAGAGTTTCGGGTCGATCGTCTTTTTGAGCCGCTCAGCCAGCTCCTGTGCGCCTGGCCAGTCCATGTTCTTGACGAACAGGTCGCCAGCGACCGCCCAGAGCTGCGGGTTGCCTTGCAGGATCTGCCCCATCGCGTCCATCGCTTCCTGACGCTTGGTTAGGTAGCTTGGGCCGGTTGTGACTTTGACGTCATACTTGCCGACCGAGGGGTTGTATATCTTGTCGATGACGATGCCCTGCTCGTTCACTACCCGCCGCACTGCTTCCGGCTGCGTCGGGTCGATCTTGACCATGTTGGACTCGCCGTCCAGACCAATGATCCGCGCGATGCGCTGGGTGTCGTAAATCTTCGGCACCAAATCGATGATCTGCCGCGTGATGTGACGCACGGCGCGGGCCAGATTGTCGACGTAGTGATAGGTGCCTGTGTTGCTCTGCTGCTGACGCGCAAGGATCGCACGGCCAGACCGCTCGTTCGAGGTCGCGCCCAGACTCGGGTCGTACTGGCCTGTGGTTGCCTTGAGGTCGTCAGACGCCCCAAGTTTGGCCTGAATAAGGCCAGGTTGGGCCATGACAGGCGGCGAGCGCTGCGGCAGCGGCAACGGTGCGCCCATGCCGTCTGTGGCGTCTGGGTTGACCTCGAGGTACGGCCAATTGTTGATGTTGGCCGTCTTCCACTGATTTTCGTAGCCCTCAAACTGGCCACCGTAGCCGATAAACGGCGCTTTGGGCGCCAGCGCCAGCATCTCGGCTTCTTGGCTCGTCCAGTAGTTGTAGAGCCGCTGGGCGTCCTTGGCGTTACGCACCAGACCCGATATCTGCACCTCGCCGTCGATCTCAAACTCGTTTCCAACCACTCGAACGACCGGAATCCATTTGCCCGGCCATTCCTGCTCTTCCAGCACCTCAAAACCGTTGGTTTTCAGCCATTTGACGGTTTCGATCGTCACTTTCCGCTGCCGGGTGGGCCGCAGGCCCATCTGACGCATCTGCTTGTCCTGCGGGTCGCCCTGATAGGCGAGCGTGCCGTCCGGGTAGAGGTTGAGCGTGGTGTCCTTGGGTTCTTTGTAGAAATACTCCGCAATCCGGATCGTCATCTCGTTGATCCAGACCGACAGGTTGCCGTCACCGACACCTTCTGACTGGATGGATGTGATCGGCGTTGCGTTCGGGAACATCCGCTCGTACTCATCCTTCGGAATGTCTTCCGTGATGAAGCACCACTTAGCGTCTGACCCACACGGGTCTTGGATCGTCGGGTCCATGTAGACCGAAAACGGGTTGCGAAGGCGCCCGATCTTGATGTCCTGATCGAAGCTCTTCTCGTCGCAGTACTCGGTCAGAAGCCGAATGTAGCCCTCGCCTTGCGTCACCTGGCACTCACACGCAGTGTCGTAAGCGACATCCGCATCCGAGATGTACTCAATGTGCCGCACCAGACCGTCAAAAATCTCCGCGACCTCGATGTCTGCGTTGTCGTCAGCCGGAATGACCTTTCCGGACGGCCGATTCTGCCGCTGGTCGTTTGTGACCTGCCGGACGTGCTGCGGGAGCTTGTTGATCGTTAGGCAGGGCCGCGCGTTGATCGTCTGGCCTTGGGCGCTGCCGCGTGTCTTCAGCACGTCAGCGGGCCATTGGAAGTTGTTGTCGGGCGAGCCTGCAAAGAACCGCAGGTCGTCCAACTGGTCTTGCCGACTGTCCGAATAGGCGTCCAGCGCAATCCGCAGCCGCTTACGCATCTCCGACAGCATCTCTGCCACGTTGCGCTTGGCGCGGCGGGGCGCTGCGTCCGCGTCGGCTACCTGCGCGGCTCCGTACAGACCGTTGTCATCGTAAGCCATTACTTACCTTTGCCTTGTTTGGCTGCTGCGGCTTGCGATTGCGCCCTACGCTGTGTGCTGTACGCGATCGCGACCGCTTGGGGCTGCGGCTTGCCGTGCGCCATCTCGGTTTTGATGTTCTTCCGGAAGGCAGCCTTGCTGGGCGACTTAACGAGCGGCATAACTACCTCTTTTTGGCTGTTTTGGCCGACTCTTTGAAGTCTTTGGCCGTTGGCGCGCCCTTGGCGCCCGGTTTTCGCATCTTTTCACCGCTGCCGGCTGCGATACGGGCGCGTTTTGCGTTGATATTGGCGTAAAGCCCAGGTTTTGTCGCCATGTCAGCACTTCCATCGTTTGAGCGCCGCTTTAGCGCGTTCGCCGTCCTTGGCCTTGGCGGCTACCGCAGACATGCGTGAGCAGAACGACTTCTTGCGTGCGGCGTCAGCCTCCGTTTTGGGGCTGGGCGCGGGCGCCTTCAGGTTGCTGCCTGTCTCGCGGTTGTACTTGGCCCGTCCCTTCGCGGTCAGCCCCGCGCCTTGGCTCGTTGGCAGCTTCTCGCCACGCCCGACCGACAGACTGACTGATTTCTTGGCCATAGTTTAGTCGCGTTTCATGAGAAGGTCTACCTTCTCAACGTCGCTAAGGTCAATCTTTGATCTTGACTTTTCGCGCATGATTTGCGTGGGTAGATCTTCAACATCTCTGAATAGTTGACCCCTGCTACGAATGACAACAGGAATTTGTTCAACCCCATCCAACATTGCACGGGTGGCGCGAGCGCGGCCTTCATGCGACATTACTTGAGATGCTTTTTTGCCCCCAAATGTAATGTCTAAATACGGCAGATAATCCTCGTTAAATTTTGCAACGTCAAACGCTTTCAAATCTTTTGCCCGTTTTTGCACGTCAGTGCCGGCGGTCGCTAAAGACAAAAATTTTTCTGGTGACATATATGTAAGTATGCCTTCAGAAGCATTCTGCATCGGCCTCCCGTAATACTTTTGCTCTTTAAGCAGCCGTTCGGCAGCTATTGGAACTTTAGATAGCCCTCGCGCTAAACCTACAGGTGCAGCAACTGCCGGCATTACCCCTAATGCTTGGCCTGTTCGGTACGCCTCGCGGCCTATTTCGCCTCCATACTCAGGTGCGGGCAGCCCAAACATACCGCGTGCAGCGCCGCCTATTACCCCCGCAAACGGATCGCCAACGTACCGTTGATACGCGGTTAAAAGCGCGTTTACAGACGTGGGCGCAAGGCGATTGGTAGCCATCAATACCCCATCCAGCCCGATCGGACGGCGTCGGGGCTACTGTATGAACGAGTGATAGCGCTTGTGCGGGCCTCGGACGACTGCCGCGAGGCGACCGGAAACGCGAACGTACACGCCAGCGCGTCTGCTGCGTCAGGGGAGGCTAGCCCGCGTGCTTTCATGTCCTTCTTGCTCTCCAAGAAGACCGTTCCCGATGAATCGGGCTTGACCTTCGGCCCGGTGAGGTCGATCTTGAGCTGCCGATCGGCCGGTATGTGCGCGGACTTCAGCCACTCCCGCATCGCGCCCCAAAGCTCGGCGCGCTTGTTGCCCCACATGACCGGGTTCTTCGACTTCCAACCAAAGTTGACCCCACGCACCTTATACCGCTGTTCCGTCAGCCGGTCAAGTATGCCGTAGCCGAGCCCGCCCTCGTCCAACACCGTGAGCGTGGGCTTGTACTCCTCGATCGCGTCGATGACGTGCCCGACCACCGTCATGGTGTCGTCGCCCCTGTACCGCTTGATGTGCAGCAGGTCGCGCCCTTGGCGCACGACGATCACGGTGCTGTCGGCGCCCGACCGTGCCGGGTCGACGCCGATCACGATGGGCGCGTCCGGATCTTTATAAGGCTTGCGCTTGGCCGCCTCGTCGGGCAGGTGCGGCGGGATGAACTGGTCATCGCCTGTCGCCGGGAACTCACCGTACACCTCGATCCGCGCCTGCGGGCTGTCCTCGCCGTACTCCGCGATGATCTGCTCGTAGACGCTCTTGTCGGTGTCCTCGACGTCGCGCGCGTCGATGTTCTCCGTGACCCAGAAGTCACGTTTTGAATTGAAGCACTCAAAGAAGTACCCTGAGTTGCGGCGCGGGTTGCTGAACGCACACCAGAACCGGTGCGGCGTGTTTTCCGTAAAGAAACCCTGCGCCACGTCCCAGATCGAGTCCGGTATGCCTGACGCCTCGTCAAACACCAGGAACACCCCGTCTGTGTTGTGCAGACCCGCGTAGGCGTCCGGGTTCTCTTCCGACCAGAGGCGCCCCTCGATCGACCAGAACCGAGTCCCTTTCTTCAGATCCCGCTCGACCAGCTCCGCGATCCATTTAGCCGGGCTGACCCTTGTCGCGCTGATCTCGAACCAATGACTGTTGATCAGTAGCGCCAGCCACTTGGTGATCTCGGCCCAGGTGATCGACCGCAGCTGCGCTTCACTATTAGCGGACACGATTGTTGTGCTGCCGATGCGGGTTGACAGCATCCACAGCACCAGCCAACTGACAAGCGCCGACTTGCCGATGCCGCGACCGGAGGCGACCGCCATCCTGAACACGCTGTAGTCGACCTTGCCGCCGTTCTCACGGATGTGGTTTGCGATGCGCCGCAGGATGCGCCGCTGCCAGGCGCGCGGGCCTTTGTGCTTGGTGAGCGGTGTGTGCTCCTGCCCCCACGGGAACGCCAGCATCACGAACGCCTCTGGGTCGTCTTTGATCTTGGCAGACCAAAGACGGCTCATCAGTAGCTGTTCGTCATCCGCGCTGTACTTGGGCTGTTGCATGGGCTGGCAGCACCTCGTTCATCTGCACATCAATGACGCGGCGCTCCGCTGCCTCAAGCGCCCCTAATATACTGATCTGTTGCGCGACGTCGACCTGCACCTGCTGTTTGGCGACCCAGTCGTGCTTGTGTTTCAGGATCTCAAGCGCCGCCTTGTGGTCACCTGACAGCGCCGCCGCCATCAACACCTTCGACAGTTCAGCCTCAGCGTCGGCGCGCCCCTTCTGTTCAGCCATCTCAACTAGCGGGTCCATCTCGCGCAACCGCCGAAACTCGACCGGCAACAGCCCGGCGGCGAGCGCCAGGTTGTCGCCGTTTAGACCAAGTTTGGCTGCGTCATAGACGGACTGGAGGCGCGCCTCCGTGGCCTTCAGTTGCCGTGCGGCGATTGGCAGGGTCTTGAACGTCATGGGGTGCAATGTAACAGACTGACTTTCTGTTGTGTAGTGGTGTGCAGCAAGTTGTGTGGTGGTTTGCAGTTTGCAGAAAAAATAAAAATGTTTGCGACCCTTCCGATTTTGACCTGCCGGCGCGTCGGCCCTACCCTGGGGGCTCGCTGGCGCTGGCCTCGCGCTGGCGCGGCCGAGCTGCCAAGCTATCAGCACCTGGCCGACTATAGGTAACGGCTATCGCACCTGGGCGCCGACCGCCGACCGCCGACCGCCGACCGCCGTGGGGCAGTTGGGGCAGTGCCCCACAAATTGACGGCGCACGGCCGGATAATGGTCAGACCATTATCATCTGGGGTATCGTGGGGTGTACCCCAAACGCTCGATAGTGTGCTGCACGCGGTTTGTGGCGGTTTGGGGTCTTGGGGTAGTCTGGGGTCATTGGGGCACTCTGGGGCGGGGGGAAAAAATCGCTGCCGTGCGAGCGCGGCGGCGGGCGGCGCCGCCACGAAGGTAAGCCTGTCTGCCTATTATTTAGGCAATTTTATCTGACTAAATAAAAGCCAAAACGAATACCCCAAAAGGCATTCTGAGTCGAGAATCGCAGCGGCGCCGACTGCCCCGCCCGCCGCCCTTGGGGTAGCGCCGACAACAAACCATCGAGCAGGATCCTGCTACCCCACAGTGCCCCAAAAGGTAAGCTCTCCAGCCTGCGATAAATTGTTTGACAGACTGCTACAAAACCTGTAGCGTACAGGCTTGCAACACTTCATCAACCGATTCAGCACTGCCCCAAGGAGCTAAACCATGACACCCGAAACCACTCATGTCCGCATTCTGATCGACGCCGACGCGCGCATCGCGTTCGTGAGCGTGCGCGAGTACGACGTCAGCTATCCCGATCACCCGTGGAACGACGACGATTGCACCTACACTTCGGCCGACTACCACGGCGCCGATTGGCTCGCCGAGGCGCGGTTCGTCGCCAATGGTCTTGCCAAGCAATGGGGCTTGGTCGACATCGTCGAAAAGCGCGCCTGATCAACCTTCAAACCCTAAAGGTCCACTGCCATGCCCTACACTGTCCATCTCAGCCCCAAGTCCGCAAACGCCAAAACGGGTCCGATTCCCGTCAGCACCACGACGCGCGCCACATGCCCCGTAGACTGCGCGATGCGCGAAGGGTGCTACGCGTCGTCTGGTCCTCTTGCCCTTCATTGGTCCGCCGTCTCATCGGGCGCCCGTGGCACCGATTGGTCGACGTTCGTCGGCGCCATTGCCGACCTGCCCGATGGTCAACTGTGGCGCCACAATCAAGCCGGTGATCTGCCCGGCGACGGTCACACGGTCGACCCTGTCGCGCTCGGTCAACTGGTCGCCGCCAATACCGGCCGTCGCGGATTCACTTACACCCATTACCGTGACGCCCAATCGCTCGATTGGATTCGGCACGCCAATCAATGGGGCTTCACGGTCAACCTATCCGCTAACGATCTCGCCGACGCCGACGCGCTCGCCGATACCGGCGCCGGTCCTGTCGTCGTCGTGCTGTCGTCAGATCAAACCGACAACACCCGCACGCCTGCTGGCCGTCGCGTCGTCGTCTGCCCTGCTACGCAACGTGACGATGTGTCGTGCGCGACCTGCCAACTGTGCGCGCGTCAACGTGACGTGATCGTAGGCTTTCCCGCGCACGGCGCGCGCAAGCGCGTGATTGATATCAAACTGGCCGCTTAACATCAACCGGGCGCCTACGGGCGCCCACTGGAGCACTGACCATGAAAATCGAACTTCGTAATGTAAAAATCAGCAGCTTTATGTCACGGGAAACAACTTGCTTTATGGCGACGGTATATATCGACGGCAAAAAAGCTTCTGTCGTCGAAAATGACGGGCAAGGTGGCCCGGATTTATGGCATGACAATTTAGCCGAAAGAGCAGTCATTGAGTACTGCAAAACCTTGCCACAGCATCAATTCGACGATATGTCGATCGATATGAATGCGGAAATTTTGATCAACGAATTGCTTACTAAGCATATCCTCGCTCAAGATCTTAAAAGAGCACTCGCGAAACGAATTTTGTTTACCCGCGAAGACGGCAAAATATACGAAACTAAAACCATGCCTCGCGCGGATTTAACGCGACTACTCACGAACCCACAAATCAGCGAAAAGCTAAGGGCGACACATGTTTTAAACAGTCTGCCGTTTCCGACTGCGCTTGAACTTTATTCTAAGGTCTGAAAATGAAAACCATGACCGCTAAATTCCCCGGATTTTGCGCGCAAACGGGCGCGCGCATCCTACCGGGCGACACAATCGACTATTACGGCCGTGGCCGGTCGATCCTGCGTGCCCGCGCCGGCACCGATTCCAGCACTGGCGCAGCTCGGCCGGATCTCGACGCGCCAGATATCCGACCGACTGACGTCAGCGTGTTCGGCGTGTCCGATCGATATGTCATTGGCGGGCGCGACTATTACCGCAACAAGCGCGGGCGCTGCGAAGACGCGCCCTGCTGCGGGTGCTGCACAATCTGATCTGATTCTGCTACACTCTTTGTCGCACAAGGGGAACTGACCATGCTTCGCACTATCATCGAGAAAATCACCGGCGAGCCCCTCGAGCCCGACGCGCGCCCACTGCGCCTGATCGTCACCGCGTGCGCGGCCGGCGCGGCCGTCTACGTCGTGCTCGCGCTGGTGCTGTCACTCTGACCGCAGGGCTCGACCGTCAGGCCGTCGGGTCTGACGGGCGCGCCTTGCGCCAGCACACTAAGGGTACTCTATGATCACCACTGCATTCGCCCACGGCGTCGCGCGCGTCGCGCTCACCCGTAACCGCGATCATCTCGACGTCGAACTCTACGGGCCCGACCGCGCCGTCCGGTCGGCGAGTCTGACCGTCTTCGGCGACTCGCTCGCTCGCACCGCACCCGCGTTGACGGTCGACGGCGTCGACCCGGCCGAGCTGCTGGCGGCCGCCCGCGACGCGCTCGCGCTGCTGGATGAGGCGCTCACTGGTGACCCGGTCAACGTGCCGCACGCGGTCTTCGAGGCCCGCGACGCGCTCGCGCGCGGGCTCACTGTTCCGACTACTAACGAAGGGGTTTGATCATGCTCGAGTTCACTGTTACCCGTCGCGCGCTGCGCGCGATCGCATCCTGCGCGCCGACCGTCGACGTGCGCCATTACTTGCTCGGCGTGCATGTTCGCGCGGACCAGCGCGGGATTATCCTCGAGGCGACCGACGGGCACGCGCTCGGGCGGCTGCGGGTGAGCCCGACCGCCGTCAGCACGCCGGCCAGCATCATTCTGCCGCTGGAAGGTCTGAAGCCGGTGATCGCTGGCGGCAAAAAAACCCTTGACGACGTCTTGACCGTCACGGTCGACGCGGCCGCTAACCGGGTGACGATCGTTGACCGCACGGTCACGCACGCGTTGACGCCGGTTGACGGTAAGTTCCCGGACACCGATCAAGTCACGCGCAAAGCGCTTGCCGCGCCGGTCGAAATGGCGCAGTTCAATCCAGCGCTGCTCGAGCGCCTGCACGCGTGCGTCAAGACTGCATCCGGCGCGGACAACGCGCGACCCTGCTATAGCCAGCGCGGCCAGCAGCCGTGCATCGTCACGTCGCAGGATCTGCCTGAGTTCCTCGGCCTCGTCATGCCGTGGCTCGCGGATGAGGCCGTCGTGCCAGCATGGGTGACGGCATGATCACCGCAGCGCTGATCGCGCTGCTTGCCGCGCTGCTCGCGATCATGCTACGATTGTGACGGATTCCCTCCTTCGGTTAGCCCGCCTCCCGGCGGGCTTTTTTTTAGCCGACTACCCTCAAAGGACCGCCCGCCCGCCCGCGCTCGCACAGGCGCCTGATCTCGGACCGGTTGCCAGCGAAATGCTCCCAGATCTCCGGCGCGCACATGACATGGGTCTTGGTCTGATGCTCGGGAGTCTTGACCCGCCCGCAGTCCAGCCAGCCGGCCTCTGACAATGCGTGAAAGAGCGCGTAGACGCTCACGCGCGAGCCGTTCGGCATCAGGCCCGCTAGGCGGTCACAAAGCGCCTGCCATGGCGCCTGCACGGCGCCGGGCGCGAACTCACCGTGCCGCCCCTTGATCAACTCAACAAGCGCTGACTCGACCGGCGACAGGCCCGCCTGCAACATGATCGCCTTCGCCTCGGTCATAACGGGCGCTGCGCCAGGCAGGAACCCGCTCACGTCTCGGGCACGCAGCCAAGCCGCGACCGCGTCACGGCCGCCCTTGTCGTACCACTGCCAGAGCCGCTCGGCCTCTGCCGCATCCATCTTGCCCGCGTCAGACCAGAGCACAAACCAGCGCCGGTCGTCTGACGTCAGTGTGATCGCCATCCGCTCATTGCTGAACGCGACAACGCTCAATCGGTTCTGCGCGTCGAACGGGTGCAAGCCCTTCCGGTTCACGCTCAACAGTTCCGGGGGCGCCGCCAGCAGGGGCTTCAGCCGGTTCTCAAGCGCGCGCCGGTCGCTGACCTCAGTCTGGCGCAGCTCATTGATGACCAGCACCTCGCTCATCAGGCTATATCCCCACTGCGAGTTCAGCTCTTCGTTCTTGACCGTCGCAATGTTCTCCTTCGACGCACCGCCGACCGCGTAGAGGAACGGTTCCCACATAGTGTCCTTGCCCGAGCCGGGAAACCCGCCGTGCAGGATGCCGTGATTGATTTTGATGTTCGAGCGCTGGACCTTGAACGCCATCCAATCGAGCGCATGCTCGCGCTCGGCCGTGTCAGGCACCATCCGCTCGACGTGCCGCAGCCACGGCGTCGCGTCGCCCGCAGCGCCCGCCGGCCGCGCGTCCCGCCACAAGTTTGCGTACACGTCACCGGCCCGACTGACTAGCACGCCCTCGCCCGGCGCGTAGGTGACGCCCTGAAGGACGCGAGCGCCCATGTCCTGCCGGTTCTCGTCGAACGATCGCGACGCCTCGATCCGACGCCGGCTCTTGCTGCCAGGCGCCGCGTGAATCGAGAGGCAAAGCACATGCCGGAAGACCGCGTCGAAGTTCGAGCGCGAATACTGCTTGCGCGCGACCAGATCAAAATACCCGTCGTCGCTGTGCAGGTAAGCGAAGCGCTCGTACCAGCCTTCTTTCTCAACCCGCCCGGCCTCGCGCCGCTCAACCTCGGCGATCGTCTGCGCGGCCTGATCGGGGAACGCCTCGGTCGGCGTCAGCGCGGCCCGCACCGCGCGCATCCGCTCGGCGACCAGTTCTTCGCGCAATCCGTAGCCCTGCGCCGGGCCGCCCTGCTCTTCGACCCAACGCAGGAACCGCTCGCTGTTCCAGTCGACACAATGGCCATGCAGGCACTTGTAGGCCCGGCTCGCCGGGAAGTAGCGCCCTTCAATGTCATCGTTTGAATGCTGCTCGGCATTCGGGCAGACCACGCCCGCCCAGCCGGCCGCATTCGGCCGCTCGAGCAACAGCCCCTCGGCCGATAACCACTGCATGACCTCGTCCGACTCGCCGTCGTCGACCAGCACCGGGTCGATGAGCGCGGTCGGGTCGGGCATTGGCACGCCAAGCGCCGCCATGATCTGCTCAAGCGTGAACTCGCGAGCCGGGTGCCACTCGACCAAGCGCGACTCGAAACCGTTGCGCTCGGGCTTCAGGTTTACACTGCCCGGCAGCCTAAAATTTCTCACGCAGTTGGTCGCGCCCTCGTCGGTGAAGCCCGCCGCCGCGATCGCCGCCACCGCTGCGGTGAACAGTTGCTTGGTCGGCGCGTCCTCGGCGCGAAAGACGTAGCACCACTGCTGGTTACCCGGACTGGTTTCCATCTTCCAAGTCGGCTCGATCGGGGGCGTCTTGCTCTTGGTGCCGATGTCATCCAGCATCAGCAGCAACACATAGTCGATGTTCTCGCGGGTGACCCGCACGCCCGCCGCGAGCCGCTCAAGTTTGAAGCTGCCGGTGTTCCCGTACCAGGCGCCGTCAGGCGAGCGCAGGTAGCGCTCGGGCAGGTGCGCGACATAGGTCGGCTTGCCGTTCGGCTTGATCCGCTGTTTGATGAAGAGCGCTGTCTCGCCCTCCGGGGCGAGCGCGATCAGCCAGTTGATGAATTTCTCGTTCACTTCCCGTATCTCCGCATGATTTTGGCCTCGACTGCTAGCGGCAGCCCCGCCGCCCAGTCGGGCGCTGTTGTCATCACTCGTTCGAGCATCGCTTTGGCCTTTTCGGCCTCGGCCTTGGGCACCTCTAGCACGATCTCGTCATGGACGTGCGCGACCACGCCGTCGAGCACCCGCAGCGCCTCGCGCAGGACGTCGTGCGCGGCTGCCTGCGTCACGTTCTCGCACGCGAGCCCACGCCAGAGCCGCGCTCGCGGCCACTCTTTCGCGTCCGCTGCCGGCTTCCATGACGCCTTGGCGTAACTGATTTCGTCGCCCTCGATCCGGGCAAATGGGTAACAGAGCACGCGCCCTGACGGCAGCACATACCACAGGGTCTGGCCATCGAACAGATAGGTGACCCGCCCCGCGTCGAACTCGGCCCCAGGGTGGCGCATCGCGGACCAGTAGGCCCGCTCAAGGTCGGACCAAAACACGGGCGCCCACGGATTCGCATGGCGCCAGCCGCGCACGCTGCGCTCGACCTGATCGGCGGGCAGGCGCACGCCGTAACCGCGCGCCATCGCACCGAACGCGCCCGCGCCCCCGCCGAACCCTAGCGCAAGCTCCTGCACCTTGCCGACCTGCCTCTGGTCGTCGGTGACGTCCGAATACTGGACGCCATACGTTGTCGCCGCGTTGACCTTGTAAGGGTCGAGCCGGCGCCGGAACACGTCGAGCTTCGCCTCGCCCGTCGCGCTGGCAGCGAGCCAAGGATTGACCCGGCCCTCGATAGCCGACCAGTCGGCCACAACGAAGACGTGTCCGTGAGCAGGCACCAGCGCCGGTCGCAGCATGAGCTTCAGCACGTCCGTCACCCGCTTACCGTAGGCGGGCGCGAGCGGTTCGCGGCGCATCATGGCAGCGCGCACGGTCAGTGGATCTTTTGCGGACTTTCGGGGGATGTTGTGAACTTGAGCGCCATAGCTGCTCGCTCGTCCAGTAGCTGCCCCTCCAGCAAAAACAAACGCTCCTCTAAGGCGCGCGTCCTCCGGATCAGCCAAGGCAGCGAAACGGCCGAACTTCGCAGTCGCAGACGCCCAGACATCGTCGGCGGCTTGGATGACCTCGGCAACAGCGGGCGGGACCTCATCGGGGTGTTCCTCCGCGAGCGCCAACAGGGTCGCCCGCACTGATTTGTCGATCGAATCCTTGGCCTCGCCGCCCTTGTGGCGCACGGCGAGCTTCCTCGCCTGCGGCCCGAGCCGCTCCAGTACCCATGCCCGCATGGCAGGCGAGCGCACGGTCGGCACGGCGCCCTCGGTCACCTCGCGCACGCGGGCTTGGATCTCGCGGGTTTCCTGCGCGGCGTAGGCCATCGCAGCGGCCGCCAAATCGACGTCGATCCGGATGCCGCGATCGTTGATCCGCTCATTGACATGGTAGTCGGCAAGCTCGACCTCCGACAACTGCCGCAGCGACTGCGAGACGGCGCGCATCGCACGCACGTCCTGACGGCAGTACTCGAACAGGTCGGCCATGTCCTGCTCGGTATGCTTGAAGGGCGGCACGCAGCACTTGCGGACGAGCGCGGCGCCCTTGTGGTCCTTCCGCATCCCCGCGCCAGCAAACCGACCGACATCCTCCAAGCTGCCCGGCGCGCAGTTCGCACGCGCCTGTGCTGCGGTGCAGTAAAACTGCTCAAGCGTTGGTTCCGGCACGTCGAAGTCAGGGCAGACGACATACCAAAAGATTAGGCGCTCGAATGCCGCATTGTGCGCGCGGATGGTGTCCAGATTCTGGATGGCATCCCTGACCGCCTGCGGGAACGGCTGCTCGGGCGTCCAGAGCTCGACCTCACCGTCGTCCAGCGCCCAAGCCATGCAGAGCACCTGCGTGCTAGGGTGCTGCGCGTAGGTGTAGGCGCCGTGGCGGGGCAGGTCGCAGTGGCTGCGAGTCTCGAAATCAAGCCAGATGGTCATCTGATAAAAAACGGGGGCCAAGCCCCCGTCCCTCCTGCTGTGCTGCTTACGCTGTGCGGCGCACGCGACGGGCGGGCGCTGCCTCAGGGGCGTCCGACTGCTGGACATCCTCTGCGGCCGGCTCCTCACCGTTCATGCTGACCCACTCCTGCACCTCGAACACGGGCGTGAAGACGCGCCCGTAGGACTTGTGCTGGTAGGAGTCTTTGCCCAGCGTGATGACCGGCACGGGGCGGTCGGGCGCCTTCTCGACCTGCGTCGCGATGGCAAGCCCCAACTGCTGCACGGCCCGCTTGCCACCGACGGAAGTCGTCGAATAGCGCGCTTCCATACCGGCGTCTTCGCCCGAGATGCACTTGAGCGAAAAGCCCAACTGCATCTCCCAGCCACGTTCCGCGCCCGAGGGCGGCACGCCGACCTCTGGCAACGGATCGGTAATCGGCGCCATCATCTCGCCCAGCGCCTCGCCCTTGCCCCAAGCGATGTAGCCATGCACGAACGAGAGCGGATTGACCGCCCAGCGGCTGCCGTTCTCGACCTCCTCCTGCTCGGCGCCGAACACCCAGTGCCCGGTCTTGTCCATCTTCAGGATGACCATGACCGAGGGCGCTGCCTGTTCGAGCTTCCGCAGGGAAGCGGCGAGGTTTTGAACGGCGGGAAGACCAGCAGAACCAAACTTAACGAGATTGGACACGATTGAACTCCATCAAAGTTTAGAGAGCGCAGCAGCCATCTGCTGCGCGAGAAGCACCTTCGCGGGCCGGGGATCGCTCTCCGGTGCGATGGTGTCGCCAGAACTGACGGAAACCGCAAGCCCGTCCGGCAGAGCGAGCTTGTGCTTTTTCAGCACCTTCTCGGCCTGCGCGGGAGACTTGAGCTCCAGCAGTTCAGACTCAGGGACGCCGGCAGCGGCAAGCGCTGCCAGCGCGTCAGATTCCTTGACCCACTTGCGGCGGGCCTGTTTTGGGACCAGCTTCCAGCCAGGCACCGGCAGACCCGCCTCCAGCCGCTGCTGCACCAACCCGCGCGCGCTGGCGATGAACCCTTCAAGGTCGTCTGCGAGCGCGAGCGCCCGACCGAGCGCCTCTGGGTCGAGCTCGGCGAGCGAGCGCCGCACCAAGCGGTCGATCTCGCCGGTCTGCGCGGGGCAGAGCACCTTCGCGGGGCAGAAACGGCAGTGCGAGCCGGTCCAGAGCGGGGGCGTGTCGGACTCCGCAATGCGGATCGCTGAGATCAGATCCTGCTCAAAGTCCAACAGCCGCTTGATGTCGGTCACCCAGCGCCGCACCTCAAAGGGCTGGACGATGATGAGCTCAACGAAGACCGCACCATCGAACGCCCAGTGGTTCGACCGGAAGGCGGCCAGCGCGTAGAACATTAACTGCGCGTTGTCCTTGGCGTCGACCATCACGCCGTCGCCGAACTTCCAGTCCAGCACGATCGCGCTGTCACCGAGCCGGCCGATGAAGTCGACCGTGCCAAAAGCGCCAGGCACGCGGTCCCACTTGACCCGCGCCTCGACGTCAAACTCCAGCACGCTGTCAGGCTCCTCGGCCTCCAGCGCGTCGACGAACTTGACCGCGAAGTCGAGCTTTGACTGCTCGGTGTCGTCGAACTCGGTCAGGTCGACCGGCCCGCTCATCAGCAGCGCGGCGATCGCGTTGTGGAGCCGCGTGCCTGCGGCCATGTACTGGTTCTCGATCTGCGGCGGGGCTTTCCGGACGAGCTGCACGCTGCCCGGACACGCGATCACCCGAGCCGCGCTTGAGCCTCCGACGATCCTGCTATGTTCTGTCATGGTCACTCCTTCGTTTGAGCGAGCATCCTACCCTGTTGACAAAAACTTTGCAACGCCCCAAACTGTTGAACATTCGTCGGAGGAAAAAATTTTGGAGAAGGACATTGAAGCGTATTTGGTCAAGCAGGTCAAGAAGCGAGGCGGGCTTGCGTTCAAGTTCGTTTCGCCCGCCCATCGTGGCGTGCCGGACCGGGTGCTGATCATGCCGGGCGGCGTGGTGATCTTTGTGGAAGTGAAGGCCGAGACAGGCCGGCTTTCAGCCCTTCAGAACCAAACGATATCAGAGATGCGCGCGGTCGGCGCACGCGTCTGCGTGGTCTGGTCGCGGTCGGACGTTGATGAACTTATGGGGACGCTATGAGAGTGTTGATCGCTTGCGAGTACAGCGGCGCGGTGCGGGACGCCTTCCTGCGCGTTGGCCATTACGCCATGTCGTGCGATCTGCTGCCTTGTGAATCGTCAGCGTCAGGCGACCACTATCAAGGTGATGTCCGAAACATCCTTGACCACGACTGGGATCTGATGGTGGCGCACCCGCCTTGCACCTATCTGTCTGTCAGTGGGATGCACTGGACGCGGCGGGGGTTGCGCGACCCGCAGTTGACCGAGGACGCATTGGCGTTCGTGCGGGTTCTGCTGGAAGCGCCTGTGCCGCGCATTGCACTCGAGAATCCGGTCAGCATCATCAGCAGCCGCATTCGCAAGCCTGACCAGACCATCCAACCGTGGCAGTTTGGCCATGACGCCAGCAAGAAGACCTGTCTTTGGCTGAAAGGGCTGCCACCTTTGCAGCCGACGTCAATTGTTGAACCACGCATCGTGGACGGGCGCAAGCGTTGGGGCAACCAGACCGACAGTGGGCAAAACAGGCTGGGGCCGAGCGACGATCGCTGGAAAATCCGCAGCGCAACCTATGACGGCATCGCGCAAGCGATGGCAGACCAGTGGGGCACTCTGTGAAGCTACGCGACTACCAGGAAGAAGCGGCCGACTTCCTTTACGCGAACGACCGGGCGATGGTGCTGGCGCCGGTCGGGGCCGGCAAGACCGCGACCACGTTGACCGCGCTCGCGGATCTGTTCGACATGGGCCACGCCAAGCGGGCGCTGGTGCTCGCGCCCAAGCGGGTCTGCACCGACGTCTGGCCGGTCGAGGGTGTGAAGTGGGCGCCTGCTCTCAAGCTCGCGGTTGCGGTCGGCACGCCGACCCAGCGCGCCAAGGCGCTCGCGTCGGCCGCGCAGGTGGTGGTGACCAACTACGACAACCTGCAATGGCTCGCTACGCAGAAGCTCAACTTCGATGTGATCGTGTTCGACGAACTGACCCGGCTCAAGAACCCGAGCGGGCTGCGCTACAAGGCGCTCGCGAAAGTGATCGAGCCCATGCAGATCCGTTGGGGGCTGACCGGCTCGTTCACCGCGAACGGACTTGAGGACGTATTCGGCCAGTGCAAGATCATCGACCAGCAGATGCTGGGCCGCAGCAAGGGCGCGTTCCTGCAACAGTACTTCCACTGCCTGAACCGTGACTACGGTCAGTGGACGCCGCTACCTGGTGCGCTTGAGCGCGTGATGCAGCGCATCAAACCGTGGACCTATGTGTTGGAGAATGCCGACTACAAGGACAGCCTGCCCCCGCTCAACACAGTCGAGCGGCGCCTGCCGATGCGGATGGACGACTACGCCGCAATGAAGAAGGAGATGCTGCTGCAATACGGCAGCGCCATCATCACCGCGCCCTCGGCCGCAGCGGTGACGATGAAGCTTCAGCAGCTCGCAGCCGGGTTCGTCTACGACAATCACGGCTACGCGGTCTGGCGCTCAGACCACAAGCTCGACGCGCTCGCGGACATACTGGATGAGAACCAGCGCGCGCCGACCCTTGTCTGGTATCAGTTCAAGGAGCAGTTGGCAGCGCTTGAGCGGCGCTTCCCGCACGTCGAGACGCTCAATCATCCAGACAGCGTCACGCGCTGGAACGCGGGCCAGATCGAACTCTTGGCAGCGCACCCGCAGTCAGCCGGGCACGGGCTCAACCTGCAAGGCCAGCACATGATGGTGTGGTTGTCGCTGCCGTGGTCGCTGGAGCTCTACGAACAGGCGGTCGGGCGCCTGCACCGCAGCGGGCAGCGCCGGCCTGTGTGGAACTATGTGTTGCTGACCGAGAAGACGGTCGACGAGACGATCTGGAAGGGTTTGTTTGAAAAGCGAACGGTGTCTGACCTTGCGATGGAGGCTTTACGGTGATCCCTTTGACTGAGAGACTGAAGGCGGCGCGGCTGGAGGCGCGCATACGGCAGCGCGACTACAACGCTGCCAAGCGCGCGCTCGACCGTGTCTTGGTGCAGATCAACAACTTGGAGAAGCGAATTGAACTGGCGAGAAACTCTGCGAAAACTAAACTCACTTACTGAGGAGCAACTATGGGCGCTGCTGGAAGAAGAGGTAACGGGGAAGAGGCGCGTGTCCGTTGCGACACGCCTGCACATGAGAATTTGCAGGCTGCGCGACTCGCGCGAGAGGCTGGAACTGCTCAAGCGCTTGACGAGCGCTACATGATCGCAGCGGCAACCGACGTCCAGCGCACCTGGCGCAAGCACGGCTGGACGCCGCCCTCGGGGCAGCCCGAGTACCAGGCCAAGTGGGCGGCCGCCCAGCAACCTACCCGACTGAAGGACATGAAATGATTGACTACGCTGAAGGGTACCATCAGATGAAGAAGCTGGTAGATCAGGTCTGGCAACTGATCCTCGAGCAGAAGTTCAGCGAAGCCCGCGCGCTCTGCGACACCATCGTGGTTGAGGCGCGGCTCACCAAGGCGCAGATCGCCGCCCAGCACCCCAAGGAGACGGGCCATGAGTAAGCTTTGGACGGTCAAGATGACCTTTGAGTTCGTGGTGGTCGCAGACGACGAGAAGGCCGCGAAGGCGGCCGCAATGGAGAACGCAGACGACGCGCTCGGCATGGCTGACTACGACGACATTGCGGTCGAGCTGCGCCGTGGCGCTGACGCCAAGGGCTGGGAGCATCCGACTTGCATCCCTGTGAACTGCACGGAAGACAAGAGCATCCGTGACCACTTGGAGGAAGGCGCATGACACGCGACGACATCATCCGCATGGCGCGGGAGGCAGACATTGATTGGCACAAACACTGGGACGACGAAGAAAACAGGCTTGAACGCTTCGCAGCCCTTGTCGCCGCTGCCGAGCGTGATCAAATCATCGCCCTGAATGCGCCCGAGATTGAGCGCATCAACGAGTACATCAAAACGCTGGAGGAGGCGGTTGCTGCCGAACGTGAGGCGTGTGCGAAGGTTGTCGAGCAGGCAGGGGTCGATGGCTACGGGACGCTGGCAGCGGCAGCGATGATCAGAGCAAGGGGAGAGAAATGAACCAAGTTAAACAAAACCCAGAAGTAGAGCAATACAAAAGCCAAATTGAAAGGCAGTGCGTTGAGATGCAATGCACGATTGACCTGCTGAAGGCAACGGTAGAAACACTGTATATGCGCCTCAAGCCGGTGATGGCAGAGATTCCGAGTCGTACAGCCTCTACTGAGGTATCGCCAGTGGCTTCACCGCTCGGCCTGTCCATTAATCAATACCGACAACAAACCACAGCCGTCATTGATGAGCTTGCCCACATTATTGAGAGCCTTGAGATATGAGCATGTGCCCTGACTGCGAACGATACAAAAAGAGCGCGGCAATGTGGCGGAACAAAGCCTACGAAGCAGCAGGACACCCGCTGCCGTGGAAACCGGATGAGCTATGGCAAGGGCTGACGGATAAGGAACTTGAAGAATTGTCGAATGCCGAACTCGGAGCGTATGACTTGTGCCTCGAAGTCGAAGCAAAACTGAAGGAGAAGAACGGATGACGCCTTGCCCCAACTGCGGCGCGGCGTTGGCTTTCAAACGATGGCGCAAGAATGCGGATGCTTTCAGGGTACGAAACTGCCTCGCTTGCAAGGCTCGCTTCAAGACGCAGGAGGTCATCCTTTATGAGGTTGGAACCATGACCGAAGAACGCTTGATCAGGTTCATGTCAGAGCGCAAGGGCTGGCAGTCGTATGAGACGATTGCTCGACACTTCTGCGTGACGCCCGCAACAGCACAGACCGCAATCAAAAAACTGGAGAGGGAAAACCGTGTCCAATTCAAGTTTGGCGAGAACGGAAGAAAGCTCTGGCACCTCGTCGACAAAGAGGTTGCCCCGCCTGCGCCGCGCAAGTCCCGCGCCAAACCGCAGCCCGATCCCGTGGCCGTTCCCGCCAGCAGGGTTTACCGAATCGAAGACGGGGAGAGCCGAGCCGCCCCTAAACCCCGAACCAAAGCCCCGACGCAGCCGCAAAGCTGGTTCAGCGTCCTTGGTCAGTGAGGAGGCACCGTGGTGACCGACTGGACACCGGAGGAGGAAGAAGCCTGGCGCGAGTTGGAGCGGCGCTGCCCGACCAAGGAGCAGACTCTCCAGCTCGCGCAGACGCTGGACGGCGGGGTGGTGTACCTATGCCGCTTCTGCGGCGACTACCACGTCAGACCGCTGCCATCACCAGAGCAGTCCGTCTGACCTCCAGCACGCGCCGACCCCAGCCACGGCCGAAGTGTTCCCACGTCTTGAGCTCTTGCAGGAACGCGAGCCGCTTGTCGCAGTACGCGTTGATGACATCCGGCGCCGCGATCGCCTCGACCGCCGCCAGCGTGCGCGGCCCGAGCACGCCGTCGACCGTTACGCCAGCGACCTCTTGCAGGAACTTGACCGCGCGGCCAGGCCCGCTGTTGACCGCCGTGTCGAAGACGACATAGTCGATGCCGGCGGGCAGCGCGCCGCACCGTGGGCGGTCCCAGTACTTGTCACGGTAGAGCGGCGTCACGTCTGCGACCGTCAGTGCCTTGATGGCGTCCACGCTGACGGGCCGCCCGACCCAGCGCTCCCACGTCTCCTTGGTCACGCCAAGGTTGGTGGCGCCGCCGGGGTCGTGAGGGTTCAGAACGAAGCCGCCCTCATGCTGGAGGACGTGCTGGAGGCACTCCTCGAACCGGGTCATCGACGCTTGTCCCAGATCGACCAGCCGAGCCCGGCGAGCGTGGCGAGCGCGCCCACGATCCCTTCCCACGTCTCGCCATCAATGCCCCAAGACACCGCGAAGCCGCCGCCAGTGGCGGTCAGGACGTGCCGCACGACGGCGGTCAGGACGGTTGCGTTCATGTTGTCTCCTTAGAGTTTGACGACGAGGCTCAAGAGCAGCACGATGATGAAGCCGGCGCTGCCAATCAGGATCTGTTCCAGCCGCTTGAGGCGAGCGTTGATGCCTTCGTAGCGCACCGTGCAAACTTCTTCGTGCGTCATCAGTCGGGCCTCTATTTCGTTGATGCTTCCCATTGATAAGACTCCATTCAAAGCGTCGGCTCGATGCGCGGCTGCGCCGGAGCCCTTGGTCTGACAAACAAGCCACGCAGCGCGTTCAGCCCACGCGCAAACGGGAGGAGTGCCTCCGGATACACCGGCCGAAGCGCCTGCGCGCGCAACTGGTTCTGGTACTGCTGCTGGCGGTATGCGTCCTCGGCAGCCTGCTCGCGACCCTCGTAGGCGCGTAGGTTGTTGAGCGCGACCTCCGCAGCACGTTCGTTCGTCTGCTGGATCAGCCGCTCCATCATCAGCCGGCGCGGCTCGAACGCCTCGTTGACTTGGCTCTCGATCGCGTTTCGCATCTCGAAGTCGCGCATGGCGGCCAGATGCTCGTCAGCGGCCTGCCGGTTAAGCCCCAAGATCTTCGCGCGGTCGCTGGAGTCGGCGAGCGACTGCTGCTCGGCAGCGTCGGCCTCGGTCTGCGCGGTGGCGCGCTGGATCAGACGGCGGTCGGCAGCGGCGTCCGACTCGGCCATGCGCCCCTCGCGCGCCTGCGGGGTGTAGTACTGCCACAACTCGCGGTCCTTGGCCGGCAGGTCAGCAGGCATCATCGGCAGGCTCATCAGATCGGTCGCCTCGCGGCGAGCGCGGGTCGCCTCCAGCATGGCGTTGTTGCTGGGCCGGGCCGGGCGGTCGTCAGCGCGCGCGGTCGTGTAGGTCTGGACGCGGTTGGTCTTGGGGTCGCGCCAGCGGAAGGTTGTCTCGCCCCGCGCTCGCGCGTTGGCGAACGCCTGGTTGAAGGTCAGCCCGCCGCTTTCGGCGAGGAGGTTGGCGAGCGGGTCAGCCATGTCAGTCCTCACTAAAGCTAACAACCGGCGCAGCTACAGGAGGCACTGCCACAGCCGTCGCGCGGCCCGCAGCGCCGCTAAACATTGTGCGCCGCTCTTTACGCGCTAGCGCCCGCTGCATAGCCGCCAAGGCTTCATCAGGCTTTTGATACATCAGCACTGCCAGTTCAGTCGCCGCTTTGTTGTTGATACGCTGTTCAAGATGCCGACTGACCCGTAAGGCGAGCTGCGTGGCTTGATCGAGCGGATTGTAGCCGCGAATTGGAGAAGTCTCTTCTGCGGCTTCAGTAGCAAGGCGTTGCGCGGATGGGCGCGACGCCGCTTCACCTCGGGCTGCAAGTCCTTCTGCGCGCTGAAAACGAGCGATGTCGGCTGCAACAGAAGATAGGTCGGTGAGGTCTTCACGACTAAAATTGCCGACAATTTGCTGGACTTTAGGCTGCACGCGAGCATCAGGCAATGACCGCTGAAACTCAGCCGCTACTTTACGAACTTGACCAGCGCGCTCAACCAACGCTTCCAAGTCAGCAAAGCCGCTTCGGCCCATAACTTGTTTAATGCTACCGCTGTTCTCTGCCAGCAGTTTGACTGCCGCACCAATGTCAGGCTTGTCGCCTGAGATCATGTTGGTGACGCGCTGCACTACAGAGGCTTGAATAGCTTCGCGGCCGTCTGGCGACAACCGCCGCAACGCATCAGACATTTGCGCTGGGCTACGGAGCAAAGATTGCACAATGTCTTGCGGGTTTTCTTGCCCATAAACGCCACGCAACGAACCAATCTCATCCAGCCCTTGCGTAAGGCGCGCCGCTTCGGTTTGGATTCGGTCTAACTGCTGACGCACGGGGACGCCGTTTTGCTCCAGCAACTGAAGTTTGTCGGAATGCTTTTGCAGGAATGTTGCGGCCGCGTCAGGCCGCACTCGCATTGTGACAGGGTCGATCACCGCGTCGCGGAACATGTCTTGAATGCCGCGCGTAAACGCTGCGCGCGCTTGCGGGTCTTGGCCAAAGGTGGTCAGGAACTGACGAGTGTCGGTCGGATCTTTGAAGTAGGCCGCGACCGTGTTCTCTGGCAGGATGCGCGTCTCACCAAACGCAGAATCTTTAAGCAGCCGTCCGGTGACGTTGTCTTTGAACGCGGGCGCAAACCGCAGCCGATAGGTTTCCAGCGCTCTGCCATACAACGCTTTTGCCTCGTCAGACAAGTTTGGCGTGTTGGCGATCACTTCATCAATCTGCCGGTGCATCGCCATCAAATCGGGCACTTGCGCTGGCGTCAGCCCTGCCATGCTACGTTGGGCGCTGGCGATGTCGGAATTGATTGCTTTACGCAGCGCGTCCAACTGCTCAAGCGACATAGTAGGCAATTCGACACCGGTCGTCAGCGGACGCCCGTTCGGACCAATGATGAGCCCCGCCGTAGGCGTGGGCTGAAGCGGAGCTAGCGCTCGCGCGATAGCTGGTGCGGACTCCGGTGCGAACTCAGCCAGCGGGCGCCCGAGCGCGGCTCGCGCTGCGTCAGCGATCGGAGTAACGTCAATCTGAGCGCCTTCAGCGGCGTTGAACGCAGCGGCGTAGGCCGGCTGAACTTCCTGCGCCCGCATACGGCGCCGCAGCGCTTCTGCGCGCGACTGTATGACTTCACCTGGCGCCGCGCCTTCTGGGTACGCCGCTTTGGTAGGTAGTTCACCTCGAAGTGAGGTCATCAGCGCGTTAAGGTTTTGCTCCTCGCCAGCAATTTGGCGTTGCAGATTGTTCCTGACTTCTGACAACCGCGTCAGATCAGCCGGCGCAAGCTGGGTGCCTTCCTGCGCTATCTGCTGTTCAATGCGGTCAAGCTGACCGCGCAGATAACCCATGTTCTTTTGCACCGCATCAAACTGAATTTGCGCGGCTTGCGGCGCTCGTTTAATGCGGTCTTGTAGCGCCGCCAAAGCAATGTTCTCAACGCCGCCCTCAACAACGCGCTCGGACACAGACGGCACATAGCCAGGGGTTGTTCGCATACCTTGCGTAGCGCGAAGCGCGTTGACCCCTTCTGCGCCAGCCGCGCTCAAAAGCGCGTTCTCTGCAATTTGTTCGGCGGGAGTCAGCATACCTTTTACAGACCGAGCCGCACCGAGCCCCAACCTGAAAGCGGGCGCTAGGACGGCGCCAAGCGGCCCCGCCATCATCACGTCTTCAGGGCTGAACGGCGCGGTGCCGACAACTGCTGCTGTGCCGCCGCCAGCGGCTCGCAGCCCTATGCCTTTGGCGCCCTGAACAGCCGCCGGAATCTCGAACCCACCTGTTCTAACGGCTTGCCCAAACGCGGGCGACGCCGCCCCAAGCGCTGCGCCAGCCGCCCGTACAATCGGCATTCCTAGCGCAACTTCTGTGCCGATCTGACCAACCTTTGCAGTGGTTGTCGTTGGGTCAACACCGTAGACTTCGCGCAAATACGCTTCAGTTTGAGCGCCCCGTGCGGGCAGCCCTAGCATAGGCGCCGCGCCTGTGATCTGAGCGGGTGTCATCAGCGCTTGCGTTGCCCCCGCTCGCAGTTGGCGAACGGTTTGGCCAAGCTCCTGCCGCGTTTCTTCTGGAATAAACGGGATCGCTTCCGCAACAGTTGTGCGGGTAGCGGGCGCCGGTTCTACTTCCGCTTTTAGAGCGGACACGTCGTAGCCGTTGGCCTCCAGTTTTTGAATAAGTTGCGAGCGTGTCGTGCCGTCAGGCACGTTTTGTATGACCGTACCATCAGGCAAACGAACATTCATCGCTTTAGACTCCGAAAGTCAATTACTTCCGGCTGCTCACCGCCTGCTGACCCGCGCTGTTGCGGTGCGTAGCGTTGCAGTTCGGGCCGCTCAAACAGCGACTTATCACCTTCTGTTTCAAACCATGCGTCGCGAGCGCCGCGCATCGTTTTGTTTTCCGCAATCCATTTGCGATAGAACTGGTCTTGCTCAATCGAGCGTTTAGCTTGAGCGCGAGCTACATCCAACATGAATTGGTTGGCTTCAGGCGTATTGCCAAGTTGAGCAAACGTTTGTTCAATTCGCTCGGCGTCTTGGTTAGTTTGCACACCTTTCTGCTCAAGCTGCTTTGCAAGCACATTTTCTTTAATTGCTTGCAAGAAAGTTTGTGCGTTAGTGGCAAACTTGCCAGCATCTTTGACGCCCATCGCCGCCAAAAAATTAGCCGCTTTGGCTTTTACATCCGTACCAAACCCAGTGCGAAAGCCTGCGTCTAGCACTCGTTGTGCAGAATCGATGGAGGTCAACTGACGACGGGCAGATTGCGCCAACGTTGACACTGTTTCTTCTTCTTTAGCCAACCCTGCGCCACGAGCTTTTTCTTCTTCCCGTTCGCCTGCGCCAACATTTACGGTCGTACCACCAACCCTGCCCAACGCTTCAATCCGCGCGTCATACGCCGCACGATTGGGGTCGTTAGGCGGCAGCTTGTCACGCTCCGCGATCAGCCGCGTAAGCTCAGATGGCGCGCCCGGTCCAGCCGGCAACGTGCCTTGCATCTGCATCTGAAGTTTTTGAAACTCGCCTTCTTGACGGCGTCTTTCGGCGATCAGCTTCGCCACCTCGGCTGCCGACTTCTCCCGCGCCGCGACGACCGGGCCCATGCCCGGCGTCAGCGCGACCTCGCGCTGCATCTCGCGGGCGCGTTGTTCTTGCGGCATCAGCATCAGTTCAGCAGCGCGCGGGCCCATGTCGACGCCTTGCTCTTTCAGGCGCCGGTAGGTTTCCGCAAAGTCGCCTAAATTAGGCGACGTCTCCATCAACGCTTCAGCGGCAAGTTGTTGGCCTGCTGACTTACGCTTGCGCTCGCGTTCGCCGAACGTCTCTTGCAGCTCAAGCGCGCGCAGGCCACGCTCGCCGCCCATCAGCGCTTGCTCCAGTGTAAGCGGGCGCCCGCTCCTTAGCGCGCCCGCCAGCGCCTCTTCCTGCGCCATCTGGCGCTCCATCTGCTGCATCCGCATCTGGTTCAGCGCGTTGGCTTGCTGCGCCTGCTGAATCTGGGCGAACTGCGCCATCATGTTGTACGGAGACTCAAACCGAGGTGGTTGAATCCCGGCGGCGATCAGTTGGTTGATAGCCATGTTGGCTCCTTATGATGGTTCCGCCCAAGAATAGCCGCCAGCAGGGCCGTAGTTCTGCATGTTCTGGTAGTAGCTTGTCGGGTAGCCTTGCTGCTGCCTGCTTTGCAGCATGTTGTACATCCGATCGCCCATGTAGAGGTTCCCCAACTGGCCGAGCGTGTTCGAGAACGTCTGCGCTTGGCCCAGACGACCGGCAGCGGCGGCCGAGCCGACCGCACCGGCGGCCTGCGCCTGCGCGCCGCCCAGGTTCATCATCTGGTTGGCAATGTCAGAGGTGACGCCTCGGCCGGTGGCGGCGGTCTGGAGCAGCGGCAGCATCTCGCCTGACCGCTCGCCGGTGAACTGGCCATACTCCATCGCGCCAAGGTTCGCACGGGCCGCGCGGTCACGCTGGAACCGATCGAAAGCGCTGCCGTACTCCTGCGAGGCCAAGTCTTGGCCGTACCGCTGGAACGCCTTGCCAGCGCCGCCTGACAGGAGCCCGCCGCGTGCGGCAGCGGTTCGCTCAAGCGCTTTCAGCCCCTCGGACATCCGGAACGCATAGCCGGGGTCAGCTTGGAAGTTGAACTGCTCGGATGCCAGCTCGGCGGGCGACAGACCAGCGCTTGCCTGGTACGGACGGAAGTTCCGCATCCGTTCCATGAGCATGTTCTGCGCCTCGATGCCGGCCTCGCGAAACGGCGCTTGGGCTTCCAAACCGCGCTCGAACATTCGCTCTTGAGACGCGATGCCCTCGCGGATAGCGTTGGCTTGGTCTCTCGCCGCACGACGAGTGGCGCTCGAGCCAAACAGACCGCCGAGGATGTTACCTCCAATGAGGCCGGCAGTTATAGGATCAATAGCCATCTCACACCTCTTTGGTCTGCGCGAGCGCGGCCTTGATCGCCTCAGGCGTTGCGGCAGCGTCGATTGCGGTTTGCATAAGCGCGTACTTGTCGCGGATCTTCTGGCGCTCGGCCTCGGCAGCGGCGGCCTCGGTGGGGATGGTCGCCTTGATGTCCAACGGCGCAAACTCTTTTGCCCGCGCCGCCCGACGCATATCGTGACCGATCTGCTTGGCTTTGTCTATGTTGACGATGATCATGCCGTGTACTCCCAAGCGTTCCGGAAGGTGCGGTCAGTCGGAATGTCGGCCGCGTCGATGATCTTGTACGGCACACCAGGCGGCACGTCCTTGGCGATGATCTCTTCCAGCGTCAACCCGCAGTCGGGGATCGGGATCAGGATCGCCACACCGCCATCAGGCGTCGGGTAAATGACTCGTTGGTTCATGTTGATCACCTGAAGATAGCAACACAGTAATAAGTAGCGTCTACCGCGCCGCCGCCGCCTGCGCCCGAAGGTTGTATGTACACGCGGACAGATCCAGTTGCAATAGGTGGCCCGGCTGCGTACAGCGACGGAAAACAAATGTTAGTGCCGTTGCTTACAAATTCCGACGTAACAATTGCCGAGTAATTAGCATCCGGCATCGCCACGGTGAAATTGACCGTATAGTCGCCTGTGCCGTTGTCCGTAATGCTGCTGACGTTGCCGCTACCCCTAATTGCCGGTGTACCAGTGCCGTTAAAGTTAACCCACGCACGGCAACCATAAGCGGTCGCTACTGAACCGTAACCGCTGTTGAATTGGAACAGGCCAGTAGACGTGGCACGAAACCGCTCGGCAGCGGCGGCGCCCGCCGCCATCGTTTTGAACGACAGGTCGAAGTCTTCCGAGCCTGCCGTCACATCAGTCGTAATCGCCTCGATCGTGGCGCCGATCTCGGTGTTGCCGGCGGTCGTTTCAACAGCAAACTGCATTCCAACACCGATGCCGTTGGCGGGCGTGCCGGATGACTGGCTGTCAATCCGCAAGACTTGCGTAACGGCGTTGGTGGTGGCACTGGTCTGTTGGATGTGCGCTTTAGTCTGCGGTGTGTCAGTGCCGATGCCTACGCGGTCGGTTGATGCGTCAACAAACACCAAATTAACATCCGTGTCGCCTTCGATCCGCGTGTCAACGTCAGCGCCCGTTTCGTTAACCACGACCGCGCCGTTGAGTGTAGTGCTACCCGTCACCAAAACAGCGCCTACAACGTCAAGTTTTGCTGTTGGTGTGTTAGTGCCGATTCCCACACGATCAGCCGAAGCATCAACAAACAGCAAGTTGGCGTCCGTGTCACCCTCAACACGAAAGTCTTTGTCTGCGCCTGCTTCATTAAACACCGCAGCGCCAGTGACATTAACATCGCCTGTCAGCGTAAAGTTGCCAATCTGCGTGGTGTCGCCGTAATGCGTTACATCAACATCGTTCGCGCCGCCTACTTGCCCAAACGTCATGGCGGTACTGGTGCCGCGCAGAAATGGCACACCGCCTGCCGTCAGGCCCAGCTGCCCTACGGCGGCCAAGTAGACGCCGGTGTCGGTGTCCGCAGAGAACGAGTAGGGCGGCGCGCCTGCTGTGCCACTGTTCGCAAGGATCTGCGAGACGTTGATGGCGTTACTGACGTTGTCGACCGTCCAGATCGTGGAGTCAGTCGAGGTCTTTAGCACGAACTTGTAGGACTGCGCGGCCAGCCAGACATTGGCCTCGCCACGCGAGTCCAGGATGATCGGGTTGGTGTTGGGCGTCGCGCCGGTCGAGTCTGTGTAGGTCGCAAGCGGTGTGGTCGTGCCGGCCGCATAGGTGTACAGTTTGCCGGCAACGAGCGGGTTGCCGTCGTTGTCGAAGAACTGGAGCTTGGGGACGGATGACAGATTAAAGCTCATAGGGCCACCTCAGAAACGGTCAGAATGGCCGATGGAATGGCCGGGCAGAAGGCGGTCGCCGCTTCTGCGATCAATTGTACCGAAGTCGTGTCGACCGCCCACATCAGTTCAAAGTAGCTGCCGCCTTGCATGTTCAGCATAAAGGACCACGCGGCAACCAACTCTGCGTTGTTGCCTTGAATGCGGGCGCGGCTGGCTGAAAACGGTACGTCAATTCCATTGATGCGCGGCCAAATAAAGACACTGCCTACGCCGCCCGAGGTCTTGTCCAGTTGCAGCGAAAATTGGATTTCGTAGACGCTTACATCAGGCACAAAGATGCGCGAGGTTGGCGTGCCACGCTGGATGGCAAACGAGACTATCTCGCTGTTGAACGTGACCGCGTAGGGTGTGTCAATCGCAGCAGCGGTCTGCGTTGTGGTGTCGTAGAACGATCCGTAGCGCGGGCTGCGGTTCAAAAACCGATACCACTCCCGCGACATCAGGTCAGCGGTCCCGGCCTCAAGCAGCGGCACGCGTTGCGCCGGGATGCGGAAGGGGGTCGGGTTAGGCATTGGTAGCGCTCGCGGTGAGTTCAGCCCCCATGATCGCAATCTTGACCGGGTCGGTGCCGCTCACCTCGTAGACGCGGTCGCGCAGCCTTACCGTGCTGCCCAGCCGCCGCCAGATGACCCGCGTGCCGGTGGCGCCGATCGCGCCCATCGACCGCCAGTGCTCGCTTGACCAGTTGTGGCCAGCGTCGTCCGACCACCGCAGCATGACCTGCGGGTCGGACCCTTGCCCGGTCACAAGCCCCACGCCTGACTCGCAGTCGAGCTGTAGGCTGTGCTGCACCGTGCGTTTCAGATTGTTCTGGCCGGTACCAAGCGCGCGCCAAGACCGCAGCCAGCGCTGCGGTACGCCGTCATCGCTGTAAGTCGCGAGGTCGTATTCGTAGACCTTGCCGTTCAGATAGTCGCCAACCAGGATCGTGCCGTTGAAGTTCACCATGCAGTTAGCGCGGTGGCGCGTGTACTGCCCGGCGACCCATGCGGCGCGCTCATGCCACAGTTGCGTGGTCAGATCGTAGACCCAAGTCTTGCCGGCGGTCGGGAAGGTCAGCACATAGAACAGATGGCCGTCTTGCTGGTAGGACGACCCAATCGCGTCAGTAATGACGCTGTAGGACTGGATCTCGCGCTCGATCGAATGTGTGCTGACCCGCACGCCTCGGTAGCCGTTTGTCTGATAGACAATCCCTTGGCCTTGGTCGTTGGTGCCAAGCCAGAAGACGATGTTGGAGAGCTTGACGGGCGAGTAACGGGCGATACAGCCTAGTTCGTTGAAAGCGCCCGCGATGCGCTCAAGCGGAAAGTCAGGCCCGCCCGCGTTGTACCAGACCTCGGTGGACTTGGCGCCAAACACCCAGATTTCCCGGTGGTCGACCAAGACCGACACGATGTCGTCTGGCGCCCCTTCAGCGCTCGCGAAGTCCAACGGGTCGACCGACGTGCCGTCCAGCAGCGCGGTCACCCATAGCTTCTGGCTGTCAGGCTCGGCGAACACAAAGTATCCGTCTATGAAGCCGACCGAGGACGCGCCGGGGAAGTCAGGATCGGTGATCTGGGCAAACGCCGTAGTCGTGGCGTTGTAGATGTAAGACGTGCCTGCCGCGTCACCCAGCGCCAAGAACATCTGCACGCCGTTGTCTGCAATGCTGACCGGCCCCACGCCGGCGTCGCTGCTGACCGTGCCCGCGAGCGTAGCCACATAGGACGAGTCGACCCGCCAGAGTTTGGTCTGCGGGTAGGGCAGCGTAGCGGCTGACTGGGCCGTGATGACGTACAGCTCGCCCCCGTAAGTCCACAGCCCTCGGATCGGGCCGTCGTCCAGCGCGCTGACCGGCGAACCGCCTACCGTGAACGTGATCGCTTTCAAACCTGGACAGCGCGTCAGGAACGCAGACTCCTTGCCACCCTGCGGCACCACCTCCGGATACAGGTTCACGCAGCGGTCGTTCGCGGCGTTGATGCTCGCCGCGACATAAGAAGCGCCGAGGATGGGCGTCTTCATCAGTAGCCGCCTGCGAAGATGTTGAAGCGCTGACGGCGGCGCGCGATCAGGCTGTACGGCAGCGCCATGATGTCGTCGGGATTGTTGATGCGCTTCAGGTTGCGCTTGGACGTCATCGCGATCCGCTGCACGGTGGGCGGCGGCTCGACCCCAAACTCAGGCGCGATCTCGCACGCGAGGCAGTACCGGAACGCCCGCAGGTAGCCTGGCGGGAACTGAAGGATGGTGTTGAGCGACGCAGCCTGCGTGAGCGGCTGCACCGACACCAGATGAAATTCCAGATCCTTCGTCGGACGGGGGTACAGGTACATCTCGACGTTGGGGAAGGTCATGTTGACCCACATCATCTGTGGGAACGTGCTCCCCGCAGTCTTCAACGCAATCCCGTTGTACTGGTCTTGGTTGATGAAAAGGATGTCATAGGACAGGCCGCTGCTGGTGTCCTTGAAGTAGGTGCTGTCATCGAGCAGGATGGGGCGCTGACCAACGAAGTCGCCAGTCGGGCCAAGCGACCGGTTGATCGTGTTGGCGGGCCAGGTAAAGACTTGGTCTTGCGTCGAGAACACCGACAGACGTTCGGTCGACCAAGAGTCGATCATTTGGTTCATCGCCGTGAAGGCGTCGTCCGATGTCTCAGGCGAAGGCGTCTCACCTTCGGCCAACTGACCAATGAGGCGCAGCGCCCCGTTGATCAGGTCGCCTGCCGAGACGCCGGAGCCTGATAAGGTAAGGATGGTCATTCCGTAGGCTCCTCGGGCGCCGGCACCTCAGTCCACCGCTGGTGCCAGACGCCATTGATCAGTTCAGGCTCAGTATCGCGCAGCATCATGCCGGGCGACGGACGAGGGCGCGGCGTGGGCAGCACAAAGCGAATGCCAGCGGCTTTCAACGCCTCGACGTTGGTGTTGGGCGGGAAGGTGCCGTCAGGCTTGAGCAGAAATTGTTTCATAGGTAGGTCACCACGCGCACGAACCCGTCGCCACCGTCGCCACCTGCCCCGGAGTCAAACGCTCCAGACGCAGCAGCGCCGCCACCGCCACCGCCGCTAGGATAGCCGCCTTTGCCGCCAGCACCTGCTACTAAGTCAGTACCGCCTCCAGAACCGCCACCGGAACCGCCGACAAAGTAGTCCAGCAGACCGTCAGCCCCTGCGCCTCCGTTGCCTCCAGCGGTTCCAGCAGCGCCGCCGCCGCCGCCAGCATCAGTTGCATTGCCAGAGAACACCGCGCCGCCAAGACCACCGTCGCCGCCTATCTGCGAGGTTGTTGATCCTGCTAAAAAACCAGCGCCTCCAGCACCGCCGCCGCCGACATACCCGCCCCGACTCCCGCCATTTCCTACAGATGTAGTTCCAGACCCACCAGCAGATGAAAACGGTGTCGTTGCAGTGCGAAATGCATCTATGCTTAGTCGTCTAGCGCCACCAGCAACGCCGACACCAGAAGTTGACCCACCAGTACCACCAGCGCCGCCAATTGCCACAAAAGTGCCAAATTGACTGGATGCACCAGTTCCACCTAGTGTGCCGTTCGTTTCGTCGGCCGTTTGTGCAGGACCACCTGTGCCGCCCGATCCAATAACGATTGTCTCTGTGGCGCTCAGTGCGCTTGCAGGAATGCGAATATCGATCCTTGCGCCAGCGCCACCACCGCCACCACCATTAGCGTTGTTTGCTGTTGACGCGCTCCTGCGCCTCCCAGACCCTCCACCGCCACCACCACCGTACATCAACACCTCAACGTACCGAGCGCCGAGCGGTTTCGTCCAGGTCGATGTGCCGACCGTTGTGAACTCTTGGATGTCGACGGCGCCCTGCGAGGGTGTCGGGTCGTTCAGCGTGATGCCGGTGATGGTCTTGCTGGTGTAGCCAGCAGCGGTGATGACGGCGCTGTAGATGCCGTTAGCTGCGTAGAAGATCCAGCCGCCGGAAGCGTTCGTCGTGATGGGGTTTGACTGAAGCGTCAGCCCATCATCAGAATAAATCGTTGCGAGCGCGCCTAACGAATCATAGACGTAGACCAGCGCGCCGCTGATCGGGTTGTTGCCACTGTCTGTGACAATGTCATAGTAGCTCTGCATGAGCGGTGTCCTTCCGACGCCGCCGCGCAGGCGCGGCTAGCTCGTTGGTCGAAGGCGCCTCGGCCTCGTCCGGATCATACCGCACCCAGCCATTCTTTTCATCCTGTTCGGCCTCCAGCTCCATCGTAGCGACTTTTTCGCCGTGGTTGGGGTGCCGCAGGTAAATTATTGCCATGTGTATGCAGCGGGGGCCGAAGCCCCCGCTGTCCATCAGTTGCCGGCCATAACGACCCAATTCGTGCCATCTTCGCAAACCAGCGTTGCCCAAGCACCCGCTGACGCGGCCAAAATGGCCGTGGCAGCAGTGTTTGAGGTACGCGGCTTGACGTTAGACGACGCGGAAATGACCGTGTAAGTGCCCGACAAGTTTTTGAGGTAGACGGTCCGTCCGATGTAAGCAGCCCCGCTGGGCAACGTCACAGTGACGTTGGCAGCGGAGCCGTTACAGATGACGTAGTTTTCATCTTCGCCCAGCGTAAAGCTGGCGGTCTTGGTGACCGGAGCGTTGAGGTAAAACGACGTCAGCGCCGGATCGGAGTACGCCACGCCAACAGATTTAGTATTCGGCATGACGTAGCTCCTTTAGGCAATCTTGTAGACCGTGTACGCACCCTCTGCGGTCTTGCGGAACCGAAACGCTGCGCTTGAGGTGATGGCTACCACAACAAAGGCGTTGCCGCCATCTGTGATGCCAGTCGCCGTAGCTAACGTGACGGTGCCGCTTGACGTACCGATGTTGACCAAGTTCAGATCAAACGTACTGCCAACAGTAGCGTTGGGCAGTGCCGCATCAATCAGAGCAGCGGTCGGCAGCGTGTAGGTTGCAGCAGAAGTGGAAGGGTTGGCTACCAGCATACCGCCCAAAATCTGGGCGGCGGTCAGGGTCGCCGTGGAAGTTGCGGTTTGCGGTGTGTCCGCGTAGCCCATCGTGGTTTCTGCACGATTGCCAGCGCCGACCTGATAGCCGCCTGCACCATTAGAAAGAGCCATGATTTGTTCCTTTACAGAAAGGGTTTAACCCCACATACGGCAAGCGAGTTGCGGACGAATGACCGAGTAGCCGTAGAGGACGTCAATACGGCAGGGCATCCTGTCGTTGTTGATGTCGTACTGGCGCACGATCCGCATGGAGATCCCGTTGTGAACCTGGCGGCTCGCCATGTCCACGCCCTGCGGCATCACAAGGTCAGCGGTCGCAAACGCGATCGCGTCTTTGTGGTAGAGCAGGTTCTGCGGGTACTGGGTGCTGGCGCTGCCCAAGAAGGTCACCGTCGCGCCCGATTGCGGGAACGAGTCCACGGTTGCCAGAGCCTGACCGGAGGTGTAGATCGCCGGGCTGACGCTGACCGTGTACGCGCCGCCGGCTGCCGTCGCGTCAGCGGTCGCCACAAACTGCTGAAGCGAACCGGTCGACTCACGGGTCTGCGGGTTGACCGCAAACACGCTGCCGATCGTGAACACATCGCCCTTCTTGATGGTCTGCGTGCCGGTGCCGGTGATCGCAACGGTCGTCGCGCCCTGCGTGCTGACGGTAGTGGTCACCGTGTGCGCGCCGGTGCGGGTGCCGGTCGTGTGCTGCTTGATCGACTGCGACATTGCCATCTCGTCGTAACCCAGAATGCCTTCGCCCATCAGGCCCGACTTGAACTGACGGCTGATGGTCGACACCGGGTTGAACAAGCCCTTCATGCCCTCGACCAGACCGGCGTTGGCAGCCGGGTTGACGGTGGCATAGCGCGGGCTCATCGGCGCGGCGGCCTCGTTCAGCTTCTGCTGACCTTGGAGCAGCACCAGGCTGGTCGACGGAACGGTGCCAGGCGTGCCGACCGAGGCAAAGATGCCTTGGTAAGCGTTCGCCACATCGGCGTCGATGCTGGAGGCCAGCTGACTAACCCGAGGCTTCAACACACGCTCGGCGAAGTCGTCGAGCTGCATCGTCAGTTCGGCAGTCGTGAAGTTGATGCCGATATGCTTCTGGCTGGAGACGGTGAGCGTGGTGAACTGCTCATTGTCGTCCTGCACTTGCAGCGCGGCGCCATCGGTTACCAGCGCGCGGTCCGGCAGACGGATACGAAGGGTCGTACCAATCTTGGCGCCTTCCTGCGCGAACGAGTTGTCGTCATTCTGTTCGGCATGGGCCGCTACACCCACACCCTGCTTTCGCAGCCTTGGCTTTCACCAAGGATCAGACTATATCTTCAAACGGACCGCCAGATGCGCCCACTTCGGATCATCGACACCAAGCTAGGTGTGACACCAAATTGAGCAGCAATCTCTCGGTGCAGACCAACTGAAGCGCGAATTTTCTTGACGTCTTCCGACGACAGTTTGCGGCGCCCGCTACGATCGCCAGCAGCCTGGCGATTTTTAGTGGTCATGTCTGCCATGTTGTCGTGGAACGAACCCGAAAACAGATGTTCTGGGTTGACGCATCGACGATTGTCGCATTTGTGCAGAACGTAGTCTGTTGGCTTGCTATACGCCAACTCATACGCTACGCGGTGCGAGTAGTGGGGCTTTCCGTTCATGCTGAACTGCCCATACCCGTTACGCATCACAAACCCGACCCACTCATGGCAGCCATTCTCGCGGACGGCCACTTTTTCAGAAAATCGTTCTTCAACTGATCGCTTCACGTTTGCCCCGCATTTCGGGCCGCTTGGCCCTACGCCGTTTCCGGCTAGTCGTTGAACCTTCATCATATCACAGTTAATGATAAGATGCTTGGCTGCTGATTGCCCAATCCAGCACTTTTTGGCCGTCACGATTCCCGTTTCCGAGTGCGTTGTGGCGTGCATGGCTCTAAGGGGTTTCCAGCAATTAACGGGGTTTAACGTCAGCTAGACTTTCGTTTACTGACGGTTTACGTTACGGGTGATCACAAGGTTGTTCTCGAGGATTTCGAGAGCCTTCCTCGTGATCATGTCAATCGTAAGAATGCTATTTGCCATGATGGCTCCTTAAACTTGCTGTTGGGCTTGCCACTTGCGGATCTGCCGTTGGCGCTCCGCTTCGATCCACGCAGTAGCATCCATCGCTTTGACCGAGCGAGGGTCCGTGGTGTCGTAAGCGGGCGTTCCGGCCGTTCGCGCTGTGACAGGCGTGATGGGCGCCGGGGCGCTCGATTGCTTCCTGACCGGCATTGGATTGCTGGCGAGTTTCGCCTCAATCTTGCCGATCTCCTTGGCCTGCAAGATCGGGCTCAAGCGGGAGATGCGATCAGCTTCCTTTGGATGACTGCCTAAATAATAGGCAAGGTCAGGTCCAGCGTCAGAAGCCTGAATCGTTTGCGCCATCACGGTGGTGATTCGCAGGTTCGGGTTGTAGGCGACCGTTTCAAAGTCGTCGTACTTGTCCCGCGCTTGCTCTTCCCGTTCCGCATACGTCTCCAGCAGCTCGGCCTGTTGGCGCTCCATGTCCCTTTGCTGGAGAAGCTGTTGAGCCTTCTGTTCGGCCAGCGCTTGCGCGTAGGCTTCAACCGACTCAAACTGTTCTGCCGGCGGCAGTTCCTTGGGCGTCTCGGACGTTTGCTGCTGGGGGCGCTGTTGGCGCTCCCACTTGCGCTGCTCTCGCGCAAGCCGTTTGGCAACGATGGCGTCAAGCTCTTCTTGAGTGAAGGTCTTGGTCGCTTCCGGCGTTTGTGGTGTTGCTTCAGCGGGTTCAGGTGCCGTAACCTGGAGCTCTGCTGGCGCGGGGGTCTGTTCGACCTGTACCGCTACTTCTTGGTCTGACATGGTTGATTCCGAAGAACCCCTGGTGTAGCGCACCAGTACGCACTGAGGTTAATCGTTTTGCGTGGTGGGTGTCAAGCTGCTTTGCTGCTGAATCTGCTCACGCAGTTTTTGCCAGATCGCAACAGACACTTCCAGCGGCAGTTTGCCCAGCCCCATCGCAATGATGTTGGCTTCTTCAACCGTGATTTTGATCGTGAACTCTTGCATCACCAGGGCACTCCAGTTGCACTCACCGGGTTCTTCTGCGCTTCGATCTGTGCAGCGACAGCAGCCTCAGTTGCGTCTTTGTCTACGCCAGAAGCCCAGATCCAGCCCAGCACTTCTTCTTGCGTCA